ACAACAAAAGAGATCGCTGAGATCTACCAGACAGATATCAGCAATATTCAGAAGGACGCAAAAGAGGCAAGAAACGATCTGACCACATTATTTTTTGGGCTGGATGCGATGGTTTTATATGAGATCCGGGACTAATTTCCGTTTTTCTTCCTTTGACTGTCATTTCAGCCGATGATATAGTATAAACTGCAAATTGTGAAGCAAGGGAAACCGAGCTTGCATTTGCATGGTGCTGTGGTGTACTCATTCTTTCCCATGATTCCCAGGTATCTTCGGATGCCTGGGATATCCGTGGAAGCATGATACACAGAATTGTTTCTACCCTGACGTATAATTCTTCCAAAGAGATCGTATCGGATGATACGTTCTTTTTTATTGCCGGAATGGGAAAGGAGTGGTGCAATAGCATGGATGAAACGAACAAAAAGAGGATCGAAGTAGTGGAGATGCGAGTAGGAGATATTAAGTTCGGATTCGGGAACCCACGAAAGATCAAAAAGAAAAAGAAAGAAGAGCTGGAAAGATCCATAGAACAGTATGGAGATTTCGGTTTATTCCTGATTGATGAAAATAATAACGCCATTGGAAGCAACCAGAGAGCAACCACAATGGCTGCTCAGGATCCGGATAGGATTGTTCTATGTAAGCGATTGATCGGCTATTCTGAGGCGGATCTGAGAGCTATCAACATAAAGGACAATACACACGCCGGAGAGTGGGATCTGGACTTGCTGGCAGACTGGACAGCAGATCTGACTACAGATCTTGGCCTGGATCTGAAAGAGCTGGATCCGAACGAGCGGAAGAAAAAAGAAATGGAGCTTATCAACCTGGAGAAATACAATTATGTATTGATCGTCTGCAAGAATGAGCTGGATTATAATGAGCTTACCCGGAACCTGGGAATAGATGGTGCGATCGTCCGGATGGGTTCCAAAAAGAAATTGAAAGCAAGAGCTGTCTGGTATCACAATATGAAAGCTCAGATAGTGAGTGCTGCGGATGCCGGATCTCCAGATCAGGAAGAGGAAAGCCAGGAAGGGGCAGGCGATGAAGAAGGATAAAACCTTCGGGATCTACGTTCCATCCTACAAAAGATATGACTGCATAAAGACAGACAAGGTTCTGAATGATTGCACCTATGTAGTCAGAGAATCGGAAGAACAGCTATACCGGGATGCAGGAGTAAGGAAGATACTAGCTGCACCGGATCAGGAAATAGACAGCTTGCCAAAAATCAGACAGTGGATCATAGACCATACGCCCGAGGACATTATCGTACAGATTGATGATGACATCGAGCGTTTTTCTTATGTGAATAAAGTCAACATGGAAGAGATCCCGGATCCGGACATCATAGACGCCGAGTTGGTGCGGATCGGACAGATCCTGAGCGATCTGAACCTGGGGTTTGCAAGTATCAGGATGCAGGAATCCGTTATCAAGTATAATGAGGAGTTCCGGTTTTCCTCTACGATCGGATTAGTGTGCTGGTTCAATAAGGCATCATTAAAATCCAGATATGATGAAAATGTCCGGTTTAAGGCAGATACAGATTTTCAGCTGAGCGAGCTTCTGAATAACCGGATCATTATTGTTCCGGAATACATGAGAGCCAAAGCACAGTATGACAAGAACAGCGGAGGGAACAACACGAATAAAAATTCAAGCACCATGAATGAAACCATAGAGTACCTGAAAAATAAGTGGGGGAAATATTACGAACATAATTTCAAAACCAATCAGTCAAAAGTGAAAGTGAGGAGATAGAATGAGGATCCTGATAGTTGGACACGGGGTAGTAGGGAAGAACCTGGAGAAGGAACTGGAAGTGCTGCACCCGGACGTCATAGACAAATATAAACCGGAAGAGAACAAAATTGAAGTTCCTTACGGAGTCCGTTACGATATTGCATTTATTTGTGTGGACACGCCGATCCGAAAGGAAGAGAGAGTGCTATGCGATACCTCAGAGGTAAAAAATGCGATCATGGAGAATGAAGCGGAGATCTACGTGATTAAGAGCACAGTATCTCCAGGAACCACGGAACAGCTCCGGGTAAAAACTGGAAAGAGAATCATATTCAGTCCGGAATACTACGGAGGTACGCAACATTGCAACAACTTTCGCTTCGACTTTACAATCCTGGGAGGAGAGAGAAAGGCTTGCATTGAAGTCATCCAGGTTTTACAGCATGTATACGATGCCAGACACCAGTTTAGGATAACGGACAGTAGAACGGCAGAATTAACAAAATACATGGAGAACTCTTTTTTGGCAACAAAAGTTTCCTTTTGCCAGCAATTCTATTTTATCGCTTCTGAAATGGATGTAGACTATGAGGAATTGAGAGAGTTGTTCGTGCTGGATCCAAGAGTAAACCCTTCTCATACATTCGTTGATCGGCTGCATCCGTACTGGAGTAGCCATTGCCTGGATAAGGATGTGCCAGCTATTGCAGACGCATATGAAGCTTCACTACTCCAGGAAGTTATCAAGTTCAATGAGAATACAAAGAAATGTTTGGGGATCATCAGGAGAGCAGAGATCCCGGAAGGGATAAAAAACGATATGCTCATGTACCAGGTAGGAGTAAGGAGAAAAGAGATCCTGAAAGACCGGGAAACACCGTAAAATCAAGGTTTTGTGAACATTTCGTTAAATTGCAGTACACGCCTTTACATCGGTTTTTCTGTACGCTACAATAAAAGAAAAGGTAGGTAACAGAATATGGGATATGATTTGAGAACACAGAGAGGCTACGATTTTTACTTAGTATCTTCATCATTGCAGAAAGCAATCAGAAGAGGAGACGTCAGATGTGCAGGATATTTCGCACTGGAACTTTTCCCAAAGTACAGCGAGTATTGCTGGAAGAGATTACTGACAGTATCAGCGGAAGATTGCTACGGCCCGATCACAAAAGAGATCATGGCACTGTACGAAGGATTCAAGATAGTGAACAAGGGAAAGAGAGGGGATCAGCTCGGAGGAAGAATCTTTATTTCCAAAGCGGTCATTTTATTATGCACTCAGCCACACAGTAGAGATGCGGATGTGCTTTCCAATTTCGTTTACGATCGGAAAAGAGGGTTCACAGACGATCAGATCAACGCCTACATGGAAGAGGCAAGAAATGAAAACATTCCGATTCCTGATTATGCGTATGACGTACATACACGCCAGGGAAAAATGAAAGGCAAGACAAAGGCAGATTTCTTCATAGAAGAGGATCAGTCACTTGCATACAGACAGCTTTCCCTTTTTGATGATATCAACATAGGCGTGATGTAAAGCCGAGAGGCGGCAGGGAGGCGGAGCCGAGATCCTGCACCCACAATAGAACACAAAAGCAAATGAGAGGCATTTCCGGACACCCGGAGGTGCCTTTTTCGTTCCTCAGAAATATAACAAAAGTTGGTAGGTGGTGATGTGTCAAATGAGGAAAACTTAATACAAAACAGAACGGATATAACTCCGGAACAACGCCGTGCAAACGCACGGAAAGCTGGTCTTGCGTCAGCAGCTGCTAAGAAGCGGAGAAAGAACATGAAAAACTCCATGCAAGAGCTTCTGAACATGGAAATTACACCAGCGATGAAAGCCCAGATGCAAAGTCTGGGACTTCTGGACTGCGATTGGACGTATGCTGACTGGATCAACGTATGTGCAATGCAACAAGCCATGAAAGGGAATGTCCGGGCGATGGAGTTCATCCGAGATACTGCCGGATTTAATCCGGAGCTTGCACTGAAAGAGCAAATGTTCGAGTATGAGAAACAGAAAGAACAGGGTGCGGCGGTCGAGATCGAGGATATCTCAGATGTCTTGGCTCTGATTCACGGGTACAGCGCATGGGAAGAGATCCTGAATGATGGTGTAGTTTGTATGCCGATCAAGACCATCACTTACAATTTCGGTCAGAAACATCTGGATTATATCAAGAAGTGTCACTATAACACCTACAATATCGCTGAGGGTGCTGTTCGTGCCGGAAAGACGGTAGATAATGTTATTGCTTTCGCTTATGAATTGTGCCGTGCTCCAGATAAATTCCACCTTGCCACCGGATCCACGATGGCGAATGCAAAATTGAATATAGGCGATGCCAACGGCTTTGGACTTGAGTATATCTTCCGGGGACAATGCCGATGGAGTAAGTATAAAGACAATGACTGCCTGATTATTCGAGGTCCATACACGAACTTTGAAGAAAAGGTAGTTATTTTTGCTGGTGGTAAATCATCGGACAGTTACAAGAAGATCCGTGGTAACTCATACGGTATGTGGATTGCTACAGAGATCAACTTGCACCACGATAACACCATAAAAGAGGCGTTCAACCGACAGTTAGCCGCTAAGAAGATCAAGATATTCTGGGATCTGAACCCTGAGCACCCGAAAGCTCCGATCTATGTTGATTATCTGGATAAGTGGGAAGAGAAGAACCGGAAGGGAACGCTGGTAGGTGGTTACAATTACGAACACTTTACCATTTTTGACAATATCAACATTACCCAGGAACGTATTGACGAAATCATCAGCCGATACGATCCAGGAAGTATCTGGTACATCCGGGATATTGAAGGAAAACGAAGCATTGCAGAAGGCTTGATTTACGCTAAATTAGCCACTTCGATAGCAGCCAGGGATAACAAATACCTTATGCCTAAGAAAGAAGCCCAGAAATTGGCAAAACAAGGCGGATTCGCACGAATAAATATCGGTGTGGACTTCGGTGGAAATGGATCTGGACATTCTTTCGTTGCAATCGGAGAGACAGTTGGATTCGAGAAACTGATCGTCTTGAAAAGCAAACGATACCTGGAGGGATCTATTGATCCGGAAACCCAGAAGAGAGTAGCGGAGATTGATCCGGAAGATCTTGGCAAGCTGTTTGTGAAGTTCGTAAACGAGATCCTGAAAGATTATGGATATATCACGAAGGTATATGCAGATTCCGCAGAACAGGTTCTGATCCGTGGATTGAAAACAGCATTGCTAAAGAATGGACTTGCAACTATCAAGGTCGTAAATGCTTTGAAATCAAAAATCAATGATCGAATATTCGCCACAACCGCCCTTACTGCTATGGGGCGGCTTTATTATACCGAGGAATGTGAGACATTCCAGGAAGCTGTCAGCATGGCAGTGTGGAACCCTAAGAATATTGATCTGGAAAGATTGGACGATGGTACGTCCGATATAGATACACTGGATGCCTTTGAGTACACCTGGGAAAGAGATATAGGCAAATACATCAAGAAAGCCACATAGGAGGTGGAAACAGTTGGCTATTACAGATTTTTTAAGGAGGGTGGTAGGAAAGATGTTTCCGAAGCAGAATTTGGAACGGAAGCTAAATGTGCAGATAGCAACATCCGGAGTAATGGATAATGCTATTTCCTTATGGCTTCAAATGTATGAAAATAAGCCCCCGTGGATGGGAGGCGAAGCGGACACCAGGACAATGAACCTTCCGGCTGCAATCGCAGAGGAGTTCTCCAGACTGATCCTGACAGAGTTTGAGTTCAAGTTGGAGGGGAGTGCGAGAGCTGATTTCCTCAACGATCAATTCCAGAACTACCTCAGCAATTTTGACAACATCGTAGAAATGTGGGCAGCCCTTGGAGGAATTGCGATAAAGCCGTATGTTTCCGGATCGGATCCATTAACCGGGAAGCCAGACAAGATCCAGTTGGATTTTATTCAGGCGAACAGATTTTATCCAACAGCATTCAACAGCAACAAAGAGATCACGGGAGCTGTCTTTATTGATTCTAAACGTGTTGGAGATTACCTCTATACACGCCTGGAGCATCACAACCTGGAGGGGGATCACTACACAGTAGTAAATAAGGCATACAGATCTGAGAGGCTAAACACGATGACAACCGAGGACGATCAGATCAGCGTGGAGCACCCATTCATGCAGGAGGTTCCATTGGAGACAATCGAAGAATGGGCTGGACTGGAGCCGGTAACGGAAATGGACGGGATCGAAAGACCGTTCTTTTTGTATGTAAAGGTTCCGAGAGCGAACAACATTGATCCTCATTCCCCACTGGGAGCATCGTCCTATTCCAGGGCAGTTGAAGTGATCCAGGAGGCAGATATCCAGTATTCCCGGATCCTTTGGGAGTACGAAGCAAAAGAGGCTGCTATTGATGCATCACAAGATATCTTTGATATTGACAAGAACGCACAGCCGATCCTTCCGAGAGGACGTGAGCGATTGTTCCGTACCTACGACATGGAAGGAAAGAACAATAACGCTATGCTCCAACCTTACAGCCCGGATATCAGAGACAGTTCCATGTTCAAGGGGCTGGATGAATTGCTCAGGAGAGTAGAGTTTTTATGTGGGCTTGCATACGGGACATTATCCAATCCAAACCAGGTTGACCGGACAGCTACAGAGATCAAGGCGTCAAAACAGAGATCCTATACAACGGTCAGCAACATGCAGAAAGCCTGGGATAATGGATTAGATAGTCTGATTGAAATTATGAACACGCTATGCGATCTGTACGGAATCACTCCGGCTGGAGAGATCCAGAAGCTGTGCTCCTGGGGGGATGGAGTTCTGGAAGATACAGAGGTTGAGTATCAGAGACGATGGTCTATGGTGCTTGCTGGCAAATTAAAGGTTGAGAAATTCTATGCGTGGTACTTCGGTTGTACCGAGGAGGAAGCAAAAGAATACATCCCGGAGGAAAACACATATCCGCCGGAAGAGTAGGAGGAGAATATGGCAATAATAGGTAGTCCGGACAATGTTCCGGATTTTCTTATGTCCGTCCACCAGTGCCGGGACTGCGAAACAGATCCCCCAGAGTGTACGGATGAAATAAAAAGGACATGCCCTTTTTATCATATCCGGAATGATCCGGAAGATCAGGAAAATGGCACATGCTGACACCAGAGTATCTGAACTCATGCACTGATTATCTGCTTGGCATGTATGACGCACTGAATCAGTCTATTGCGGAAGATATTGCCCGTAGGATTGTAAAGACCGGACAAATGACGGATAGTGCGAAATGGCAGGTAAAACAGCTCAGAGAGAACGGAGAACTGATGCAGGACATCGTGAAGGACGTTGCCAGGATATCCGGAAAGTCGCAGAATGAGGTAAAAAGACTTTTTCAGGATTCTGCACGAACCGGGGTGCGATATGATGCACAACCACTTCTGAAAGCTGGTTATGATATCGACCTGAAATTATCTCCGGCAATGAACCAGGTGTTAGAGGCTGCCATTGCAAAGACGAATGGCAATATACGCAACCTGACAATGACAACCGGATCCACCACTGGAGGCTTATATCTGGAGGCAACCAACCTTGCCTATATGAAAGCAACTTCTGGCGGATTTTCGTACTATGAGGCGATCAGAGAGGCAATCAAACAAGCTGCTAAAGATGGTGGGTACGTGTTGTACGGGAAAGGGAACAGATCACAGCTTGACGTAGCGATCCGGAGATCTGTATTAACCGGACTGAATCAGACAGCCGGGAAGCTGACAGAGCTATATGCTGAGGACATGGACGTGGAATATTACGAAACCACAGCCCATGCCGGAGCCAGACCTTCTCATGCCGAGTGGCAAGGGAGGGTTTTTAAGATTCACGGATCGTCTCCAGATTACCCGAATTTCGTAGATTCTACCGGATACGGATCCGGAGCTGGACTATGTGGGTGGAATTGCCGACACAGCTTCTATCCATACTGGCCGGGAATATCAAGCCCGGCATACTCAAAAGAGAGGCTGGCAGAATATGACCGGGCGAAATACTCATACAACGGCGATATGCTGACAGATTATGAGTGTTCACAGATTCAGAGAGCGTATGAAAGAGAGATCCGAGAGATCAAACGTATTCTTTCCAGTTACGATGCGGCAATGCAGGAATCACGAAGTGAAGTACAGATCCAGTGCATCCAGGAGGATTTTACATCGGAGAGCGTGAAGCTGAAAAAGAAAGAGAGGGAGTTGAAAAACTTCTGTAATGACACCAACCGGAACTACGACAGTGCCAGAAACCAAGTGGTAGCGTACAAGGATAGCAACGGGAAGATTGTCAATTTTGGAAGATCCACAGCTCAAAAGGCTGTATGGGCGAATAAAAAATCAAATTAGGAGGAATCACACATGAATTTTAGTGAAGCATTTGCATTGATGAAACGTGGAGAAAAGGTAAAACTGCCGTCATGGGCTGGCTATTGGTACTGGTCAAAGGAAAAACAGACAATCATCATGCACACAAAAGATGGCGTTGATATGGACATCCGTGAGACACAGATTCCGGATTACACATTCGGAAACATCGCAACGGATGAATGGGTTCTTGCGGATGGTAAGAATTGTCCGGAACTTGGAGGAGAGGCTACGTTTGGATTCGGGGATGCGTACAAATTCCTGGAGCGTGGCGTTAAGGTGGCAAGAAAAGGCTGGAACGGAAAAGGGATTTACCTTGAAATGCAGTTCCCGGATGAACACAGCAAAATGACTCAGCAGTATGTCTATATCGTCACTACCGGACTTGTGACCGACAATGAAAATGCACCGAAAGGGCTTGTGCCATGGACACCATCTCAGACAGATATGGCAGCTAAGGACTGGGTTATATTCACAGAAGAGTAGAAAGGCGGTGATCCTGATATCTCCCACCTATGGGTTAAATAGGAGGCGGATATAGGCGATCAGCGGTAAGAATGAAGAAATAATCACACAATGGAATAAAAGGTGTACATGAGGCTATACGAAGCTCTCAGGTATGCTTTACGCAGAGGGATTGTCAATAAAAGGCAATCCTTTTGTTTTGCCCTGGAGGAATGGCATATAAACTACTCAGTTCCCCATCGTGCCGGGATATAAATGCACGATAGCAGAGCCGGAGTGAACCGGAATCTAAATGAAATCAGCGAAGAAAGGAAGGTAAGTGACAATGGCTTACGATTTTTTGAAGAAACTTTTTAAGAAGGACGAAAACGGAGCGATCATTCCCATGACTGCCGAGGAACTGGAGGCTGCCATTGATGCAGATAAAAACATCAAGATAGTAGATCTGTCAGCTGGCGGTTATATCGCAAAGGACAAATTCGATGCGAAAGAAACTGAGCTCAAGGGAGTGAAAAAGCAGTTGGAAGATGCCAACACCCAGATTAAATCGTTTGAGGATCAGGACGTTGACGGAATCAAGAAAAAGGTTTCTGAGTGGGAACAGAAGTATAACACCGATACTCAGGCATTGAGAGACCAGATGGCAGCTCAGAGCAGATCCCACGCTGAGGATATGTTCCTCTCTGGATATAAGTTCACATCAAAAGCCGCAAGAAAAGGCGTACTGGATGAACTGAGATCCAAGAAATTCCAGTTGGATGACAACGGAACATTCCTGGGAGCAAAAGAGTTCATGGATTCCCTTATGGGGGACGAGGACTACAAAGGTGCATTCGTAACCGAAAACAAGGATGGCGGTGCTGGATCCGGTGCCGAAGGTGGCAACGGAGGATCCGGAGCAAGTGCCGGAGGTCAGGGCGGAAATCCACCGAGATTTTCTGCCGGAGCAAACGGAGGAACACCAGCCGGAGGAAATCAGAACCCATTCCTGAACATGGGCTTTAACAGATTAAGACAGCCTAAAGAAAATTAAGGAGGATAACAGAATATGGCAGCTTTAAATTATGCTAAAGAATATCAGCAGGCACTGGAGCAGGAGTTCCCTTATGTACTCTACTTCGGTGCTCTTTTTGCAACACCGAACAACGGAAGATACCGCTGGGTAAACTCAAACGTGATTGAGATCCCGACTATCACTACAACCGGACGTGTGGACGGAGACAGAGACACAATCGGTCAGAAGAAACGTAACTACAACAACTCCTGGACACCACTCCAGGTAACTAACCACAGAACATGGAGCACTTTGGTTCATCCTCGTGATATCCAGGAAACAAACCAGGTAGCCTCCATTGCGAACATTACAAGAGTGTTCAATGAGGAGCAGAAGTTCCCAGAAATGAACTGCTATCTCATTTCCAAACTGTATGCGGATTATACTGCAAAGAGCAAGACAGCAGATCAGACAGTCCTCACAACGGATAACGTCCTTGACGTATTCGATAAGATGATGACCGCAATGGACAATGCGAGAGTTCCGAGAGCTGGACGTATTCTCTACGTTACTCCGGATGTCCGTACTCTCATTACCAACGCAAAGGCTATCGTCAAGACTATTGACGTGTCCAAGAGATCTGAAGCATTAAAGAGAGCGATCACATCCATTGATGAAGTAGAGATCCCGGACAGTGTACCTACTGACATGATGAAAACTGCATACGACTTTACAGAGGGTTGGGAAGTTGATTCTACAGCAGATCAGATCAACATGTGCCTGGTGCATCCGCTGGCAGTCATTACACCTACAAACTATGAGTTCGCACAGCTGGATCCTCCGTCTGCTGGATCTGAGGGTAAGTGGGAATACTTCGAGGAATCCTTCGAGGACGTATTCTTACTTCCGAATAAGGTTAATGCAATCGCATTCAACATTACAAAACACGCATAATTTGAACCATGTTTGTTATGGGAGAGAGCCAGAAATGGTTCTTTTCCCGTAGAAAGGAGAAATAATGTTAAAAGCAAGAAAAGCAAACAGAGTATTGAAGATCCCGGACGAAAAGAAAAAAACATATATTGCCCTGGGATATACGATCACAGATATGGACGGTAATACGATCCATGAACACGTAGAACCTTCTGAAAAGCTGGAACAGGCAGAGAAAGAGATCCAGGATCTGAAAGAAAAGCTGGAGGAGGCTTCCAAGTATGCTGAAAATGCAGATAAGAAGATCGAGGATCTGGAGAAGAAAAACGCTGAGGCAGAGAAAGAGATCCAGGATCTGAAAGCCCAGATTGCTTCTGCAGGTGCTACAGAACAGGCGGCAACACCGGCTCCAGAAACAAAGAAAACTACAAAGGCATCCTCTAAGGCTGAGAAATAAGCCTCAGAGGTTCTTTCCTGTTTAGACGGGAAAATCTACGGGAGGTGTATTAAAAATGTCTGACGAGGCTATACAGAAGCCATACGTTGACTATGATTACTATTCCAAGGACTACAGAGGTACAGAGGCAAGTAAAACCACTTTTGAGCAGAATCTGAAATGGGCTACGGCTCTGATAGATACAATAACCTTCGGACGGATCAGGAGCCTGGAGGTTATCCCTGACTGCGTAAAAGATGCGATATGCTGTGCAGTTGAGAAATACTCCACATACCAAAAACTCCGGAACCAGGAATTGAAGTCTGAGAGCAACGATGGATATTCAGTATCATACGCTGATGCCGGGAAAGAATCAGATATGCGTCAGGAAGTGATCGCTGACATGAAGATCTATCTGTCCGGCACTGGCTTAACGTACAGAGGGAGGTCAAGGAAGTATGATTACAAACCAGGACATCACTATTTTTAACCTTCGCCTGGACAAAAAAACCCGGAGGGAGGTTTTTATCCCTACCAACATTTCGGAGGTATCATTCGTGGATGCGAGATCTTCCGGAGGATCAGCCTCAGAACGTGAAGAGAAGCTGCATTTTAGAATCAGGATCCCAGTAAATGCCAGAGTGCAGGATTCACGGACATACATCTCAGAGGACAAATACAAGCTCCTAGACGATGAAGAGGCTAAGAAACATTGGACGTTGCAGAAAGGCTGTTACATCATTACCGGAACCATTTTCTACAATGGAGAATGGAAGTTTGATGATTGTGATTTCAGCAGTGGAGTTATCACATCGTCACGGATCCGGGACTTCCTGGATCTTTTTAAGTATGACCGTGATATCGTTCATGTTACTGAGTATGCAGACAACACCCGGAGGGGATCCGATGCCGTAAAACACTGGAGGGTAGGTGGTGCTTAGTGGCTTTTAAGGAGATCACGACACCGAAAGGCGTTATCATCCAGGGAAAGAACGGAAAAGCAGAACTAAAGTGGGATCCTTCATTTGTTCCAAAAACGAACCAGAAGTTTACCCGGATGCAGAAATTTGTTGATTCTGAGGTGCTGCGGAGATGCAGTCCCAGAGTACCTTTTCAAACTGGAACGTTGGAGAAATCCGGAAAACTGGGAACCACAGTAGGAAGCGGAATTGTGGAGTATATTGCACCATACGCCAGAAAACAATACTGGGACACTTCCGAAACGAGAGATTATGATCCGAATAGAGGAGCTAAGTGGTTTGAACGAATGAAGGTGGCTGAGAAAGCCGAGATCCTGGAAGGTGCAAGGAAAATAGGAGGATAGCATGGCTGATTCAATCCTGGAGGGCATTGTCGAACACATTGCGACATGCCCTCTTTTGCAAGATGGGGTATTCCGTGTGGATGCCCTGGGGGATCAGGCCGTGGAGTACACGATCGAAACCGGAATATTTGATCCTGTTATCAAACGTTACGTCAATGGGGACGAAGTGAAGCAGTATCAATTTAATTTTGGGAGCAGAGAGTATTACTCCATGGATCGGATCCAGAATATCCAGAACAGCGCATTTTATGAGAAATTCGCAAATTGGATCGAGGATCAGAACCGTAAAGAGATTTTTCCGGATATTCCGGAAAATTGCTATGCGGAGAAGATAGAAGTGCTTTCCAATGGGTACATGTTTGATGGATCCATGAGAAACGCCAGATACCAGATACAGTTAAGATTGATTTACCAGAAGGAGGTAGCACAAGAATGTCAAAACGAACAGCAGTAATGCGTCACATGATTGCCGATTACCTGAATGTAGGCACTACTGAAAAAGCGGAGTATGCACTCATGGGAACCGGATTTACTACCCTGGACGAAAGCCCAGGAGCACAGACGGAATCTGTGAAATACGTCAACGAGAAGAGTTCTTCTTCTTCCGTGACCGGATATGAAACCAGCTTTCCTTTTGAAGCTGATCACATCCAGGAGGAGAAAGCTGTTGACGCTCTTTACATGGTTGGAAGAAATCATTATACCGGATCCGATGCAGAGTTTGAATATGTAAGAGTTGAACTTTGGAACAAAGGAACCGGAACAAATGAGTTTGAAGCAAGAAAATTCCTCGTTTCATGCGAGGTATCTGATTATTCCGGAGAGAATAAGCAGGTTGTCAAAGGAAACCTGAATGCAGTTGGGGATCCGATCCTTGGTACATTTAATACTGAGACAAAAACATTCACAGCGGCTACCGAGTAGGGAGCTGCTGATTTTTAATTAAGGAGGTAAAGAAAAATGAGTAAAGTTACCATTAACGGAGTAGATCTTGAACTGGATCTGATGGATGCAGACGTAGTAGAAAAATTTGAGGATCTGAATAAATGGATCGTGAAAAAGATCCAGGATCCTAATGCGTATGAAGGCTTATCAACGGCTGATGGAATGAGATATCAGTGTGCCTGCGTAAATGAATACTTCGATGAACTGTTTGGAGCCGGAACAGCCGAGAAGGTGTTCCACAAGAACAATAACCTGGGAATCCGTATGGAGGGATTCGCCCAGGTAACTGCATTGTCTGGAGAGGCGAAAACCTTTATGGATGATCTTTCGGCAAAATACGGATCTGGAAGAGTACAGAACAGACAGCAGAGAAGAGCTGAACAGAGAAAAGGTGGCAAAAACAAGCACCAGAACAGAAACAATTTTAATGCCGTAAACAATGGCTAACATCATTCTGGACGTGCTTCCTGAAACAGTAGAAATAGACGGTGCGGAGTATCGGATCAATTCCGATTTCCGCATTTCTATTCTGTTTGAATTACTCATGCAGGACGATGAGGTGGGAAAACGTCAGAAACTTATTCAGGGGTTAAAACTTTATTACCCGGAGATTCCACAGAACATGACAGAAGCGGTCGAAAAAATGATCTGGTTTTACAGATGCGGCAGAGAAACCGAGAATGATCGCTCAGGATCCGGAGGAAGCGGATCAAAGCAAGTATACTCATTTGAATATGACGATGACTATATCTATGCGGCTTTCCTGGAGCAATACGGTATTGATTTACAAGATGTGGAGGATCTTCACTGGTGGAAGTTCAGGGCTTTATTTAAGGCACTGGGAGAGGACACGGAGTTTGTAAAGATCATGGGGTATAGAAGTATCAACATAACCTCCACGATGTCTAAGGAACAGAGAGAGTTCTACAAGAAAATGCAGACTGTACACGCCCTTCCTATCCCGGATGCCGAAAGAGAGGCAAATGAACTCCTGACAGAAGCTCTGCTACATGGCGGAGATCTTACCGGATTGGTATAAGGAGGTGGCTGCATAGTTTGAAAATAGACAGAAAGAAGTATACCCAGGTGGTTTGTCCTGCATGTGGGTATCGGATGCCCCTTTTCTTTACTGAGGAGGCAGAGTGTAAGGGAGTGCAAGTAGCTTGTAAAGGGCGAAAGTGCTCTAATGTTTTTGAAGTGAAAATTAAATACGGACAACAGATTAAGTAGTGCCATTATGAGCCGATAATCCATTGTTTGCCCTTAAAGTGAGGTGAAAACATTGGGCTATGATGGCACACTAAAATTTGATACCTCCATAGATTCTTCTGGATTCCAGGACGGTATCAGTAAAATTGGTTCCTGTGCTTCCACTGCATTAAAAGCTACAACTGCGATCATTGGAGGAGCGGCAACAGCTGTAGTGGGGATCGGAACTGCGGCGATCAAAACCGGAGCAAACTTTGAATCGTCTATGTCCAATGTGGCAGCAATATCCGGAGCTACCGGGGATGAATTGAAAAGCCTGACGGATAAAGCAAAAGAGATGGGTGCTAAAACGAAATTTAGTGCTTCTGAATCGGCGGATGCCTTTTCTTACATGGCGATGGCTGGATGGAAAACTGCCGACATGCTAGACGGTATTGAAGGTATTATGAACCTGGCGGCTGCTTCCGGAGAGGATCTGGCAACAACCAGTGATATTGTTACCGATGCTTTGACGGCTTTTGGGCTATCCGCATCGGATTCTACGCATTTTGCAGATATCCTGGCAAAAGCATCATCCAATGCCAACACCAACGTAGGCATGATGGGAGAGACATTTAAGTATGTTGCACCAGTTGCCGGAGCTCTTGGGTTCTCTGCGGAGGATTGTGCTACAGCAATCGGACTGATGGCTAACTCCGGAATTAAGGCGAGCCAGGCAGGTACTTCTCTGCGAAGCATCTTTACCAGAATGGCGAAACCGACTAAGGAAGTCCAGGGAGCTATGGATGCCCTTGGAATATCTCTGACAAAGAGTGACGGATCTATGAAATCTCTGAATGAGATCATGGTGGATCTGAGAAAAGGTTTCTCCGGACTGACACAAGATCAGAAAGCTCAAATGGCTGCCGCTTTAGGCGGACAGGAAGCAATGTCTGGATTGCTCGCAATCGTAAATGCTTCCGATGATGATTTTAACAAGCTATCGGATTCTATCGCAAACTGCGATGGTGCTGCCGCTGATATGGCGGAAACCATGAACGACAACCTGAGTGGACAAATTACGATCCTGAAATCAGGTTTAGAAGGTCTTGCTATTTCCTTGTACGAGGAGATGCAGACACCATTAAAAGATATTGTCAAAGAAGCCCAGACGATGGTCCAGGGACTGCAAGAGGCATTCAATGACGGTGGACTCGATTCCCTGGTAACAAAAGCCGGGGAAGTTATGGCTCAGATCGTAACCGAGGTTGCACAAGCGGCACCGAAACTGATCGGAACTGCTGAAAACCTCGTAGGTTCCTTTATCCAGGGAATCGTAGATCACAAGAGCGAATTTGCAGCTGCCGGAGCAACGATGGTTGCGGAACTGGTACGTGCGATCACGGATGTTGCCGGGGACATGTGGTCGGCTGGAATTTATCTGTTTACGGAATTTCTCCAGGCGATGACAGACCATTCAGAAGAAATGGGACAGTCCTTCGGTGAAATGATAAGTAAAATTGGCGAGGCTGTTCAAACAAACTTGCCATTGATTATCCAGGCAGCAAAAGATTTTGTTGCCGGATTCTGCGAGGGGCTGAGTGAAGAATTTCCGGGCGTATCTGCACTGATAGAAGGGTTCCTTAATGGATTCATCGATACGGCAAGTACGATTATCCAGGGAATTGTAGATGTGGTTTCTGACCTGTTCAGTGTGATTGATGGAGCAGACCCGAATGTGCTGGAGGCTGTCGGATATGCAATCGGCGTGATTGCGGCGTCCATAGCAGCTCTGAGCGTTGCAAGTTCTGTTCTGTCCTCTGTAAAATCTCTGTTCAAGGTGCTTGGCACACTGAAAGGCGGAGTTTCCGGACTGGTTGGAGTAATCGGAAAAGTTGTAGAAGGATTCGCACTCTGGAAGGGCGGAGCCGGAACACTGATGGAAGTTCTGGAACTGGAGTTCCCGAAGGTCGCAGGTATTTTCTCCTCTATCGGAGGAGCAGTTCAGAAGGTAATCGGATTCTTTGCAGAGTTCGGTTCATCAATAGCCGGAATTGGTTCTATCATTGCAGGAGCGATTCTTGCGGTTACCAATTTCGTAGATATGTTTGTAAATGGTTTCAGTGCCATAAAAGAGGTTCTGATGGTAGTCGGTATTGCACTGGCGTCTGTCGGGGCTGTTATCCTTGGGGCACCTGCACTGGTTGCGGCGGCGGTAGCTGGAATTGTAGCTGCGGTAGCAACGGCGGTTGTTCTCATCAAGGAACATTGGGACCAGATTGTAGAATTTTTCAAGAGCATCCCGGAGAAGCTGAGTGAACTTGGTTCGGCTATTTCGGAATGGTTTTCTGGTGTCCTGGATAGCATAGGCGAGTTTATCGACTCTGCGGTTGAGTGGTTTTCAGAACTGCCTGGGAAAATCATAGATGCCATTAACTCACTGGCAGAAAGTTTTGTCGAGTGGGGAGCTTCGATGCTGGAAACGGCATCTGAGGTAGTATCGCAGATTATTGATTCGATTGTGCAGTTCTTTACGGACCTGCCATACAAAATCGGTTATGCGATAGGCTTTGTAATTGGTACGCTGATTGAATGGGGAGCAAATGTGATTAACTGGATCACAACGAATGTTCCTCAGATGATAGATAGCATCATTAAGTTTTTCTCTGAATTGCCGGGGAAAATCTGGAACTGGCTGGTAAACACCTACAACAAACTGGTTGAATGGGGAAGTCAGATGCTCCAGAAAGCCGGAGAGATAGCAAGCAACTGTATAGACAACATTGTGAAGTTCTTCTCCGAATTGCCGGGCAAGATTTGGAACTGGCTGACTGATGCCTTTAATAAGCTGGTAACGTGGGGTTCCAACACCCTACAGAAAGCGAAGGAGATAGCTTCTAACACGATAGATGCAATCGTCAATTTCTTCTCCCAGTTGCCAGGAAAAATCTGGACCTGGTTAAGTAATACGCTACAGAAGGTAATCCAGTGGGGTTCCGATATGGTAGCGAAGGGAAGACAGGCAGCATCTGATTTGTGCAGTGCCGTCATAAATGGCGTAGCGAACTTGCCGTCCCAGATGGCGAATGTAGGCTACAACATCGTGATGGGTGTATGGAACGGAATCTGTAATGCGGCCGGTTGGTTCAGACGCCAGGTGCAGAGTTTCTTCTCCGGCATCGTAGACGGTGTTAAGGGAGCATTAGGTATTCACTCCCCGTCCAAAGTCTTTGCAGATGAGATTGGTAAGTGGATTCCACCTGGTATCGGCGTAGGTATTGAAGCCGAGATGCCAGACCTGTATAAGCAGATGGATGATGAGATGGCCAGTCTTGGAAAGCGGATGCAGACGGCGGTTAATGTGGAAACCGGAAAGATTGCTGTTGATAAGAAGGTCAGCACAACATACAAAGTCGAGAAAGAAAAGCAGGGTGTCTTCGAGAGTGGAGACACAACGGTAGAGATTACCGGAGAGACACACGTTCATGTAGATTTGGACGGTAGGGAAGTTGGAGATGCAACAACACCGATTGTCGATGAAAACATGGCGAGAATTGATACACACAAGAAGAGAGGAGGTTAATCATGGCGGGAGTAGGCATTACGTTTGATGAGACGCATTCGTTCCGGGACTGGGGCTTAAGACTCAAGAAGATTGTTATCGGCATACCGAAAGCAAAGACAGAGTACGTGAGCGTCCCCGGCATGAACGGGGACCTGGATCTCTCAGAAGCTCAGAACGGCGGCGTAAAATATGAGATGCGGACCTTGAAATTCACATTCGGGGCAAGAAACTGTAGTTATGAAAGATGGAGCGGTCTGTTAAGTCAGATCGCTTCTGATTTGCAGGGAATCTCGAAGAGAATCATCCTCGACACCGACAAGGGATATTATTATACCGGCAGGTGCGAGATAGAGACAGAGAAGAATAACGATGTAACGGCGGAGATTGTTATAAGCTGCAAATGCGAGCCGTATAAAATCAGCGTGGATTCTTCGGATGAGCCTTGGAAGTGGGATACGTTCAGCTTCATCAATGGCGTTATCCGGAACACCTCAGACATCACGATCAGCTCTGGCTCCGGTTGGCAGAAAGTCAGCCTGGACGGTTGGGTTCATAATGAAACGCTCAGAATTGTTTCCAATGCGGAAATGAAGGTAAGGTATCGTAATTCGACCTATACGATATATACTGGCGAGAATATCATGTATGACATTGTCCTGTACAAGGGAGTGAATGATCTTTACTTCCAGGGAAGGGGCAAAGTCACGCTGATTCACAGAGGAGGGATGCTGTAGATGTATACGATTAAAGCCTATGTGGACGGCAAAGAGTACACGATTCACGATGCCAGGGTAAAAGCACTGACCGTTGGTGGAAATCCGTATTTTGAAATCGGAGATAACATCAACGGTTCAGCAACCTTCAAGGTGTTTCCGACACACCCGTACTATGACAAGGTTAAGAAGCTGACAACAGATATTGTGATTTACCGGGATGATGAGCCGGAGTTTTATGGGCGAGTTCTCTACGATGATGAAGATTTTTCTGGAACAAAGAAAGTCTTCGTCGAAGGAGAACTTGCCTTTTTGTGTGACAGCATCCAGAGACCAAAGGTTTATCACAACATCTCGGTCAAGGCGTATGTGCAGGATTTGATAGATATTCATAATGCACAGGTAGAGGAGAGAAAGCAGTTCGTTGTCGGCAGGGTAACGGTAAAGGATTCTAATGATTCACTGTATCGGTATTCCAATTACGAAAATACCAGAACGGCATTTAAGGATAAGCTGACGAGCAGACTTGGAGGACATCTGGTTATCCGGCATGAAGACGGGCTGAGAATCTTGGATTACCTGTCGGATGAAGATTATTACACAAGAAATACACAAGGCATCCGGTTCGGCAAGAATCTGCTGGACTTTTCAAAGAATATGGATGCCTCTGATTTGGTTACCTGCGTGATCCCGTTGGGAGCGAAGCTGGATGAAGAAGACCAGGACCCGGCGCTTGAGGCTATCTCTGAACAGAGGATAACGATTGCGAGCGTAAATGGTGGCGTTGATTATGTCACGGATGATAACGCCGTGAAGGAGTACGGGAAGATATACAAGACCGTAACCTGGGACGATGTGACTCTTCCGGAAAATCTCAAGAAAAAGGGAGAGGAATATCTGAAATCTGCTCAGTTCGAGAAGATGGTCTTGGAAGTGAAAGCAATAGATCTGAACCTCACGGATGATTCCTTCCAGCAATTTGAGGTTGGAAACAAGATTCAGTGTGTATCGACACCGAACGGTCTGGATAAGGAATTCCCGTTGACGAAGAAGAAGGTATACATTACCAGCTTCAAGAATAATACGGTTACGCTGGGCGATGAAACAAGCGTCAAGTCGTACACATCGTCAAACCGCCAGAATACGGCTGAAATCGAAGAGACGATAAAATCCTTGCCGAGCAAGTCAGAAATCTTGCAGGAGGCTCTCAGAAGCGCACAAGACCTCATAAACAAACAGGTAGCCAGTGGATATGCAGTGCATGTTCCGAATGAGTTCATTGTTGCCGATGATAAGGATTATAAAAACAAAGCCAAGAACCTGTGGAGATGGGGACTTGGCGGTTTTGCTCATTACAGCCAGGGATATGACGGACCTATAGACGGTGTGGCTCTGACGATGGATGGAAAGATTAACGGTAAGATGCTGCTGGCAAATTCTGTGAAGACAGAATCCCTGGATGCCGGGTATCGGACATCCGTGGAGACGAAGATATCCGAAAGTGAAACAGCAGCCAATGAGCACGCAGACAATACAGTAAGAGTGGCAAGGGAAGAAATAGAAAATTCTATTTCCAACATGGAGAACCGCATTGAACTGTCTGTGCGAAGTGTTAAGGAAAGAGTTACCAGAAAGAATTATATAACCGGTGGAGAACAGGAAACATTGGATCTGGCCAGATTCTCAATATCCGGAGCAACCAGCATTTGCAAGGTGGAGAAGTCGGAGTTTCTGAACATGAACGCCTTTAAGCTGACCTTTTCCGGAACCGGAGCAGTAACGCTGACACAGAGTCTGGGAACCCTGGAGGCTGGCAATTATAAGATCGCTGTTGAAGCGGCGTATCCGGAAGGTTCAAAGTACCGACCGTCTTATATCCAGTACGGATTTTCCGAAAATAAGTCCACGGCTTATCTCAGTGGATATACCGCAGATGAATACCATGCATACAGCAAAGAGGTCAAGATCACGAAAGCTGCAAAGTCTGTAGCTGTGACGGTATACGGATATTCCGGAAGCGTATTGTATGTAACGGATATCCGGTGTTTGAGGGATATGCAGGAACTGTTGGACGATATCGATGCAAGACTGGATGTCGAAGTCGGGAAAGTATCTGCAACTGTGTCCGAAGTATACGAAAACTCATTGCACAATTATTGTAGCAATGGGAATTTTTCGGATAGCACTGATAAGTTTACCGGATGGAATAGAAGTAGTGCTGCACAAATAACGCAGACTACCTTTTCTGGAAAAAGCTGTGCGAAGATAGAGAATAATACTTCGACCTATAGCCTCTCATGGTACCAGAGACCGTGGGCGAAAAAAGGGAAAGTGACTGTAAGGTTCAAAGCTGCTTGTGATACGGAAGATTCCGGAAAAGCACGGATACGAGTCACGATTGACGGAAAAGCATTTCTTACGACTGCCGGAGAACTTGGAAGTGGATGGAAACAGTTTGAATTTACAGCCGAAGCTACGCCATCGTATTTTTACACATACTTTTATAACTATGTGGCGGATACGACTGTATATATCACGGATGTTGAAATCCTTGGTTATATATCCGCATACTCAGAAAGCCAGTTGAGTGTATTGAAAGACTCCATCGAGGCAGAGGTCAAGAGAGCAACAAAAGGCGAGGAAGATCTGAAGGCATCTATCAAAGTCAATGCCGATAATATTATCAGCAAGGTAAGCAAGGGAGATTTTGGTTCATATGTTACTCAGTATTATGACAGAGTAATTACGGCATTCAACAACAGCAGTAAGTATGTGCAGATCAGCGCGGGAGAGATAGCCATTTATGATTATGGCGTATCTACGTCAAAGAAACGAGCGGTATTCGATGAAAGCGGAAACCATTTCTATCGGGATGGTTATTATGTCGGATGTATTGGGACAAACCAGTGGGCTCAGAACAATTCTCATAAGGGGCTGGTGTTCGACTTGGAACCACAGGGAAAGTACATGGCGTTCGCTCAGAAAGCCAGCGCATCGGCCAGCTCATACACGACAATGTTATGTTTCAGCCGTGCGAACTCTATTTACGATGAGTATGGCGTGAATATGGGTTGCAATCTGATTGGAAACTGGTACACGCTGAAAAACTTCAAGATAGGTTCGATTTCTGCTGGAGGATATACCGCATTTAGCGGAGCAATACCGATTGTATGTGAGATCACGAACAACGGTAACAGTTGGACGTATTCACATCTCAGAGTTTACAACGGAATCATAGTAGGTTACTGGAACTAAGAAGGAGGCAAGAAGATGGAAATTATTTTTCCGAGAGGAGACGCACCGGAAAAGGTAGCGAAAAACAGTGTAGCTGTAGGAACCATTAAAAGAGAGCAGGAGGTAAAGGAAGATGGAAGAGAAGAAAAAGCCGGTCAGACCGCTTAGTGTTATTTATGCTGATGCGAAACAGGCAATCACAAGGCAGGTTGGAAACACGATGGCGGCTTACGGTTTGCCTATTTTTATGGCAGAGGGGATTCTGAGCGGAGTGCTTGCTGAAGTCAGATCAAATGCTGCAAACGAACTTGCGGACGATACAGCCAGATATGAAGAGGAATTGAAAGAATATTATGAAACCGAGGCGAAAGAGAAACAGGAGACTTTCGAGAAAGAAAAAGAAGAGCTGATTACGCTTTTTGAAAATCCGGAAGAAGCCCCGGATGCATCGGAAGAGAGTGTTGCCGGAGAGGAGCCTGTTATCGAGGAGGTGGAGTAAATGGCAGATATTTCCCAGGAAATAGATCAGCTTAGAAATGCGGTCTATGGAGAAGAGGTGCGAGGAGCTTTTATCTCCTGTATGCAGAAGATTCACGAGGAAAATGAAAGCTACAACAGCATCAAAGAGTCAGTAAAACAGTCGGCGGCTACCATGCAAGAGCAGGTAGAATCTATCAACACGAAGTCTGAGGAAGTCAAAGCTGCATTGCAGAATCTAACTACAGCAATCGCCAATGGTAAAGCTCAGCAGGATGCAAATGAAAAAGCTACCGCAGCCGGAAAGACACAGCAGACCGCTACGGAAAAGGCTACGTCTGACAGTAAGACACAGCAGACAGCAACTGAGAAAGCTACAGAGGCCAGTAAGACACAGCAGACAGCTTTACAGAAAGTCGTTGATTCTGCAAAACAGATTGACTCAGCGATCCAGCAGTCTGTAACGGCAGCGAACCAGGCGGCGCAGGATGCAAAGCAGGCGGCTAGTCTGGCATCTACAGCAGCCGGGAATGCGGATAGTGCGACTTCTGCAGCGAACCAGGCGGCTCAGAAAGCCAACCTGGCTACTGATAATGCGAATAAAGCAGAACAGTCCAGGTCACAGGCTGAAACTGCCAGAGTCCAGGCTGAGCAGGCGAGATCCCAGGCTGAATCAGACAGAGCATCTGCGGAGCAGACAAGAACCGCCAGTGAAAATGTCCGGATTCAGAACGAGAAGGACAGGCAGGCGAATACTGCGAATGCCATTGCTAAGGCGAAAGAGGCTACAGAGATACTTATTAACCAGGTCAACACGATTGCGTTCCAGATTAACCCGGATGACAAGGGACTTGACGCAATCATTTTAAGTGCATAGGAGGCAGAAAATGAGTGAGACAATCAATATCCCCAGAGACACGACCATGCAGTTACTGGTCAAAGTTCACAGAGATCAGATTGCTGGAGAAATGGATCTGAAATATAAAGAGAAAGTTGCGGCAGCTACTTCCAAAGCGGAGGTAGATGCCCTTTTTACTGAATGGTGGAAGATTCAATATAATCCGGAGCTTTTCACGAAAGCGGAGATGCTGGAGAGATGGTTCGGAAATGTTCTGGTTGATTCCAGAGTTCACGGCGTAACGACACCAAGATATGATAAGAGTACGTCCATGATCGGAACCTTAACGGATGATTCCACAGGACTGACATGTACACCGTCCACAGAATCTACAGCCGGTAATGATCCGTTTGCACACCTTCCGCAGTTTTGGTGTCTGGAGGTTGCGGTAGAGAAAAAAGCAGATGGTTCCCATGAGATTTTCTACGTGGAACACATTGACGATACAGCAAAGGTCAGAGGTGGAGAACATCTGTGTTGGATGATCCAGAAGAACACCTACAAGCGTGAATGGCAGGACAAGGATTACAAATATCTGAAAACCAGATGTACACCGGCTCCAGGCTACGAACGTTGGAAAGAAGGTACAGACCGAACCGGAAAAGTGCATGAGTACATGGCACATCCGAAATATTATGCCGGTATGGATGCTGACGGAGCGATCACTTGCGGAACTGGACTGGCACCAGTCAACCGTACCTCACATTCAACCGGAGTAACCAGATGGAGAGCCAGAGGAACGCAGTATTCCGGAGCATCCGGATCACTTCTGAAGTTCCTGGATGCTATGATGCGTCTGAAATATGGACGCAAAGGAAATTCCGGAAAGATTGAAGGATGCTCAAGCTACAGTTTCCAGTACACGGTTGCTGTGACTGAAACCGGAGTAGAGCGTGTGATTCTGACCACAGCACAGGCGGCAAACCTGTTTGTTGGATCTGCGGTCATGCTCGGAACAAATGCATCGACCGACAGAAACGCTGCCAGTGCATATTCCATTTTTGACGCTAAGTTAATCACATCGATTGAGACTGTAAACATTGACGGCACAGACTATTCCGCAGTGTACGTGGACAATGGAGGAAAGACTTTTGACACAGTAGCCGGAACCACGATGTTATCTACCGCTCCGTACTATTCCGGATGGAATGACAATGTACTGGGTAGAGATGGTAGCCGATACAGCCCGACATCCGGAAAAGAACCTGGAATGATTCAGGGCGTTGAGTTCATGAACGGTTCATATCTGATCATCAGTGATGAATTATGGCAGTGGAGCACGGATGCAGACGGAAATTACAAGTTTGACTGCTTTAAATGCTATGACCAGTCAAAGGTTGGCTCTGTAATCAATGAAAATTACGACAAAGTGGATGTTCCGACACTGGTATTTCCGAAAGATACGGCGGCATGGACTTGGAAGTACATCACGGACAATGCAATCAGTGATGATGTTCTGTGGCCGGAGGCAACCAACGCAAGCGGAAGCGGTGTTGGTGTGGGAGCTGGCTTCTACTGCGGACCTGCGGCGTCTGGTGTTCGTGCGGCTTGGTGCTTTGGCAACTTGAACAACGGCGGTAATGGCGGCGTTCCTTGCCGTAACTCGAACAATGGTCCGTCTAACGCTAACTGGAACGGCTCTCTCGGAGCAACTGGTACATTAAAAAGTATTTAAAAATCATTGCACCGTATAATCCACGCTTATGTGCGAAAATAACTTGAAACCAACGAGGCTAGTACCTACGGGGAAAGCCACGGCAGTAACCAGATGATAGTAAGGAGGTTTGATGAAAACCTATTGCAAACCGGCAAACGTGAATGTTGAGGACTGGAAATTCAACGAGGTTGCCGTAATAGAATGTTTCCGGAATAAGCGTGGAAGAAACGATTTCCAACGTCTGCTATGCAAGACCGGAAAGATCACGAAGCGTCAGATTGCAGAAGACCGGCTGAACCAGGATTTCAAGAGAACCCTGGAGGCTGAGAGCGAAGTTGCGAAGATGTTGACACAGCGTATCGTTGACCGTGATCTGCAATTAAAGCCGATTCGCCAATTTCAAAGGGTGGATGGGCTGACGCAGAAACTAAGAGACATCTGCCAGGAATCTCCGGAACAGCAGGTGTTTGAGTATATCGCTGTCTTTGCTTTAAAACCTCTTTTCCGGGCAAAGATTCTGCCGGTCCAGTATGGGAGCATCCCGAAGAAAGGCGGAGTTGCTGGAAAGAGGAAGATTGAAAGACTTCTGAGAAAGAAATTCCACGGCAAGGTTGTAGCAATCAAAGGAGATGTAACGAAAGCCTATCCATCGGTAACGGTGGATATCGTGATGGAGATGTTGAGAAGAGACATCGGCAAAAATAAAGTGACGTTATGGTTCCTGGGTGCTCTTATGAGCAATTATCCTGGGAAGCATTTGTGTATTGGCGGATATCTTCCGGCATGGCTGTTCAATTATGTTATGAGCTATGTTCTGAGATACATCTATCAGCAGGCACAGATACGCAGAGGAAAGCGGAATAGGCTTGTCTATGCGGTTGTATGTTATGCGGATGATTTTACGATCTACGGCGATATCTCGAAGCTGAGAAAAGCAATGAAGAAAGCCACGGTCTGGGCACATGATAAGTTCGGATTGAAAATCAAGGATATCTGGCAGTTCTACCAAGTGGCATCGTTTGATGAAGAGAAGGAGAACTACGAAGAGAGAAAGAAAGGCAGTAAGAAAAGAACTCCAGGAGTTGACATGATGGGATATGTTGTCCGGAGAAAATACACGATCATTCGTGGCAGAGTATTTCGGAGAATCCGGAGGCAAGTGATACGTGCCTGGATGGATTTTGTAGAAAGAGGATTCGTCCCGTGGTGGAGGGCTTGCAAGATTGCAGCCTATAAAGGATGGGTTGAGCATAGCAATAGCCAAAAGTTCCGGGAGAAATACAATTTTGATGCATTATTCAAAATGTGTTCATACAGTGCAAGTAAGCACGGAAAGGAAGTAGAAAATGAGAAGAGAATCTTACTTATCGCAGCCATCGGAGATTGAGATCTACCCGGTGTTTTCTGGTACAGATGTGATTCTGAGACAGAGCATAGAGCTGGTGGAGAGAGAAGAGATCCAGGATGGAAAGAAAAGTAAATACAAAGTCTGGGAGTGCGATGAGGTTCAGTTCCATTACCAGGGCGAAGTAACCCAGGAAGAGATTGAATCTGATTTTGATTACTGGTACGCAAAAGCGGAGGAGGTTCCGGATCCTTCCAGCGTGGAAGATCTGAGCCTGGAGGATGCCAGAAAGGCAAAATACCAGGAAATCGCAAAGGCTTGTGAACAGACGATTTACGCCGGAGTAGATGTGCCGACATCATCCGGAGTAGAGCATTTCAGCTTGACAGAAAAAGATCAGCTGAATCTTTTCGGAAAGAAAATGCAGTTACTGGCTGGAGAGGAAAAACTGGAATACCATGAGGACGGGCATCCTTGCAAGTATTTCTCGGCTGAGGACATGCAGAACATCGTCAATAAAGCAATGTTCTATGTATCATACTACACGACATATTGCAATGCCCTGAATATGTGGATCAAGTCGGTAACGAAACCTGGAGATCTGGATCAGATCCAGTGGGGAGCAAAAGTTCCGGAAGAGTTTCAGAATGAAGTTCTGAAAGATTACATGAAAACCATTGCATCCGGAGGTATTGCATAGTGAAAAAAATCATAAAGTACCTGACACTCTTCCTGATCGGAGGAGTTTTTTATTATTCCCTGGAAGTGATCTTCCGGGGATATTCATTTCCGGCAATGGCAGTGTGCGGAGGCTTATGCTTCATCATTTGCGGAGTGATTAACGAGAGATCACGATGTATGCCGTTGGTTCTCCAGCAGTTGATAGCTGCAACCGGGATCACAATGATTGAGTTCATTTCCGGGTTGATCCTGAATGTATGGTTGGGACTGAATATGTGGGATTACAGTAACATGCCCGGAAATATACTTGGCCAGATATGTCCGCAATTTACGCTGCTGTGGTTCTTTTTATCAGCATTCGGGATCTTCCTGGATGATCTGATCCGGTGGCTTTTATTTGGCGAAGAGAAACCTCACTATCATCTTTTCGGGAAAAGGAAGGGCGATAAATGACAAAGTTACAGATTATCTCCAAATTATGGTCGGCAATCTATGACCTAATCTTCCTGATAAAAGGGACGCCAACTAAAAGTCTGGAGGAGATCGAAGCAGATCTTGACGTTATCGAGTACGCATGCCGGAGGTATGCAGATTGCGATGATGATGAGATAGCAATTAGCAGTGAAGGAGGTGTTGCATATGCAGATACGAGCGCAGCCAGGAAAACGAATTAGCTCGAAAGTTCCGAAGTAATAGGAGAAAGGAGACATAGATCCAATGGACTTATTGATAGCTGCCGGAGTTCCATCAGCGATCACAGCTTTTTGTTTTTGGTTGATCGAAAGAAAAATCCAGGTAAGAGCAGAAGCTGAGAAAGAGGAAAGACTAAACCGACAGAGAGAGCAGGACGCCAAAGAAGAAAACAGGGAAAAACTCCAGTACATGACAGTAAAAGCCCTGGACGGAGCCCTTGCATTGTCAGAAGCTACAGCAAAAGCTGTGCAGAGAATCCCGGACGCCAAGTGCAACGGAGACATGCACAAAGCCCTGGATTATGAGCAGGAAGCGAAACACGATCTGGAAAATTTCCTGACACGTCAGGGAGTAAATCATATAACCGGAAACTAAAAGCACTAATCGGCTCAAATCCGCATGATAGTAGCTTATGCAAGGAAATTACCATGTAACCAATTAACAAAGCCCCATGAGGCTGTACGGAAGCCTGAGAGGGCATGAAAAGAAATGGAGGAAACAAGAATGGAATTAGTAAACGTATTATCTCAGATCCCACTGCCAGTAATTGCAGTGGCTCTTCTGATCTTGGCAATCATCACGATTGTTTTAGCTTACCAGTATGCAAAGATGCAGGGGCTGGATGGAATCCGCCAGGATGTATATCAGCTGATCTTGAAGGCAGAGCACATCTACAATGAATATAGCCAGGGCAAAAAGAAATTAAAGTATGTTGTAAGCCAGGCAAGAGGATTGCTACCTAAGTGGCTCCAGATATTCGTTACCGAGGAAGCAATGATGAAGGTTATTGATAAATGGTTTGAGGGGGTAAAAGATCTTCTGGATGATGGAAGAGTAAATGGCTCCCAGAAATAACTCTCAGAGAAGGGAGGGAGTGCTATGTGGGATGTAATCCTATTCGTGTACCTTTTAGGGATCTTATTAAGTCAGCCAGTATACATCTGGGCGATCGGGACGTTATGCAAAATGGAGGATGAGGACGAAGAACTCTATTGCCAAGATAACGGTCTGTACTACGAACCAAGAGAACCGAACTACCCGTTGGTAATTGTACTCTTGATTTTGGCAGGGATCTTCTGGCCACTTGTAATTTTATTTGCAATATTTTTACCGCTTACATTTATCCTGATGGACAAAATGGGGCAGTTGCATCCGGAAGAGGACGAAGAGTTGGATCCGGAAGAGGACACGTACTTATAACTGGGTGGGGAGAAATCCCCACTCTTTTACGTTGGAGGAAGTTATGGCAATTATACGAAACACCTATACAGACGCATTATTTAATGGTTTGATGGCTGCTGGATGCACAATATACGGAGCATGCGGAGCCATGGGGAATATTTACGCAGAATCCGGGGCAAATCCCCGTAATCTGGAGAACCTCTGCGAGAAGAGGCTGAATTACAAATACACCGATGACACGTACACAACAGCAGTAGACAGCGGAGAGATCTCAAGAGATCTTTTCTTGCATCCGTTGGGAGATTCCAGACAATACGGTTATGGTTTTTGCCAGTGGACGTCCGCCGGAAGAAAAGCAGGACTGTACGATCTGGTTAAATCAAAAGGCGCTGTCAACATAAACTTC